CTACCCTGTTTGAACCCACGTATTTCCAGTGGTGTGCTTATACCATCGTTCGTTTACCGAATCGTAGACCTCCTCTCCGTCGTATTCAGCGTCGAGAGTCCCGTCAGGATCATCCGACACCGTGCGAAAGACGCCTTTTTGGATAAAGCTATCTAAGATAGCCGCCGTTATCACTAGCTTGACAGTGGCACCCGCGCTGAAGGATTGTGGATCTCCTGCGCGAGTAATCCCGCTGAAGACATCACCACTTCTGACGGTGACGGTCATATATTCCTGAGTGCTGCCCTCTTTTACAAGGACAATGAACCTCTTATTGTCCAGGTCGCTGATAGACGGGAAAAGTGTTCCCCCTCCGCTCTCCACGCTAAATGAAGAGGCGGCAGTACCGATAGCTGAAGCAAGGGTAGTCTCTGCATTGTTTTCAAAAACGTATTCGTCTGCCATAGGTTATATCCAATTCCTGAAGGCCACTTGAGTTGGNTTCCTCACAGCCTGACCCGTTTTCTGGACGTTTTTAGCATTCGCCGTCTTGTTTTCGAAAAGAGCCCGGTGCGCTAATCCTTCATTGGGATCATACCACGGCATTCCCTTCATTTTAAAGAGAAAGGCCAGAGCCCCTTCTGTGATCGCGTCCCTGTGACGGTTGAAAATCCAATCCTCGACCGACGTGATCGTGAGCTTTGTCTTTACGAATACGCGGGGAAGAAGACCTGATGTGCTCGCTGCTGTAGGGATAGGCCAAAGGTTGATAACGTTTTCTTCGCTCTCTTCCATGTAGAAGCCGGAAGGGTTCGGCGCTGATTGATACTTCCAAGCCGTTCTAAGCTCCTCATCCTTTTCGTGGACATCGATAGGATCGAGGGGGGTATATTGATCGTTGTCGGCCCCGTTCTCTTTGAACCAAACCTGATCGATTGCCTCAATGAGATTGTTCGTTGATAACCCCGCTGGCAGGGAAAGAGTGTAAGCCGAAGTGAGAGCGACAATATTGATCGCTGTAAGCCACTCAGTCCATAGAAGAGCCATTTCCAGGTATTCCTGAACTGAAGCTCTCAATGCAGTCAACAGGGCTTGGTTAGGGGCATCCGGTATGTATGGATAGACATACGGTTCCCATGCTGTGAGTTGAGTGGTCATTTCGGCCCCCTAGTCTTCCCATCCCCAACGAGCTTTGCCTGTCTTTCCTTTACGTCTGCCATGAGAAGTTTCAGGATCTACGCCGGTGATGGTTCCCTTGCTGCGAGACTTCCAGAAGATTTCCTCGCCCTCCTCATCGCCGTATTCCTCTTTCATTTTCTTCATGATCTCTTTGCCTTTTTTGTTCAGAGGCATAAGTCACCCCCTATTCTATGTACTTGCCTTTGTTGATAGGAGCCCACTTATCGAGTTCAGGATATTTGCCTCCAACTTTTTCACGTTCAGCCACATGGGCCTTATATCGTTTCACGGTATCGGCATCCCAAAACTTCTCAGCGGATTCCGACTTAGTTGGAGCCTCGTTGACTCCGGCACCTTGCTTCTTGTTCCAGGTGTCGTAGTCTTCGATATCCGTCCCACCAAGCGCGGCTTTCTTCGCCGCCTGGTTGTACTTCATTCGTGAAATGCTATCGTCAGCCATGTCAGATTCCTCCCGGTTGTAGAGTGTTCATCGGTGCCCCTAACGATGAGAGAAACAAGCTCCAATAGTTAGCGGCACGTGCTTCGTTGCCCGGTATGTCCGTGTCCTTCCGATACGCGGCATACATGATAAAGTTGAAAACTGCATGAACGTATTCGTCGCCGACTCCTACAAGATTGACTTCCCAATCCCCGTCAGTGTCATAAACGATCTGATCCGGGGCCTTGCTGTAGGCCACTTCGATCTTTGTGGAACCATCTGCGGGCGGGTTTACCCAAAACGTAGTGGGCTCCTCGTCAGGCATCCAGTTCAGGATTTCGTCATCTTGAGACGCGGCAAGCATCCAGTTCCTATCGAACCTGTCCAGAATTACCTTGAACGTCTTGGTGATAGCTTTTCCAGGCGTTACACCATCGGCNCCNAGGTTCCTNTTGACATCNACAACCCTCATGCCNCCGGANGGTAAAGACTGCTTTGCCCCTGCCGCCAAGGCGAATGCTTCTACTCGCATGTTGGCCTGCGGGTTTAGTCTTACAGCTTCTCGCGCTCCAAGATTGTACCAATTCACAAGGTTCGTCATGCTCCAATCGTCGTTATCAGGATCTTGAAGCGTCTCCTTAACCAAGTCTATCAAGTGCCCAACTGTTACGTTCGCCATTGCTATGCCTCGAAGATTCTCCGCTCGCGTTGTTCAAGGGACATATTCTTCAGGATAGCGACCGTGGCTTTCTTTGGGGGGACTATCCCGTAATTGGCCTTAAGATAATCTGCCAATTCTTCAATGGCATTCATGGCAAGGATAGACTGATACTCATTGTCAGACGAAAGCCTGTTCGCTCTCTCAAGCTCCTTCGTCTCTTCCTCAGAAAGAGGGCGGTCGGTTTTGATAATATCGTCAGGGTTTATCTGCTGGCTCATGGCCGATATGTCTGCCTTGAGTTTCGCTTTTTCGGCCTTGTCTATCTCTTCCTCGACTGTCTCAAGTTCCGCTATCTGCTTGCTTACAGCAGAAAGCTCGGACAGTTCCTGCTTCTCTGACTCTGCCTTAATGGGTCTGGCCGCCAATCGTGCCGCAAGACTGGCCTTCTGAGATTCTATCCTGATTTGTGCCGTTTTAAGATCGATCTCAACCATGTCCTTCCTTTTGGCAAGAGTGGGGGTCCAGTGATAAATGGTCCCGCTCTTCACTTGTCTCAGGTATCGCTTCTGCATCGTGGCTTCCTTTCTTGAATCTCCGGGGACCGGAGTCCCCGGAGTATGATTGTTGGGTTAAAGGTTGTTAAGCGTTGAACACCATCTTGCCATCGGCAAAGACCTCGTAAATCGCTTCGTCACACGCGGCTGTGGCAAAGGTGCCGTCGATAGATCCGTTCGTGACGAACACAACGCCCATGTAGTTATCCCTGCCAAGGTGGGCGGCTCCAACGGCCCCAACGCTTGTTACTGCTGAATTGAGAGCTGTGGCAGCCATGTAACCAGCGGCAGAGGCACCAAGAAGGTGCGTTTGTGTCGCGCTGTTGTTACCCAGGTTCATTGTAGATGCGTCTGAATCTGCGGTGGTGACTCTGATACCGACAGCCATAAGAATGAACCCAAGGGGAACCTGGAATACCTGAAGAACGTCAGCAATGGCGAAGCCCGTTGATGCAAGAGCGACAGGCACGGTAGGGGCAGAAGTGATAGCCAACTTCGCGTTCGCAATCAGATCAGGGGCATTTACCTCCCTGAAGAATGGAACTCTGTGGGGTTCGGCATACATGACGCCATAGCCTTCCCCGTAGAATTTGTAGGTACTCATGATCGGTTTTCCTCCTTTCCGGTTAGAATCCTAAGCGTTGTAGATGTAGAGATCAATGAGGCATTCTGGCTTCAGGACTTCGTACCCGTAGACATTGAGCCCACGGACGAGAGTTCCGAAGGTGCTTTCTGCCCTCAAAGACTCCATCTTGGTCATTTGGGCCGCGAACGAAAGCGCGTATCTCTGGCCGACCATGGCATGAAAAGCCTCGTTCCCGCCGTCATCGGCATGGGTAAGCAGATTGCTTTCGTACAGGGTGAACTCAGCAATAACGCCAAGCCGCCCATTCCTCATGATGCTCGTACCGTCACCGGCAAGAGAAGCGTCCTTCAGATCAGACTTCATGATCAGGCCGCTCATCCACTCGGGCATGACCACCCATCTGTTATTCTTCGGGACGTTCTGTTCGCTGAGGACCGTTCGGCAATCAACGAGCACTTCCAGGATGTTGGTTTTGTCTACGGCGAGAGGCGAACCGGCAGAACCAAGGTCGATACTGTTGGAGATAAGCCCCGCCGTAGCTCCCTTGTTGTCGCCGTCCGCGTCAGCGTAAACGTCNGCGAGAATGCCGGTGTCGATCTCAATGGCCATCTGCTCACCGGCGTCATCGCTCCAAGACGACATAAGCTTCAGGTCGGTCTGATGCTTATCGATATCGTCGCAAATGAAGTTGAAATACTTCGCCTTATCAATGAGAAGCTCCTTGTTGGCGGCTTCCGGTCGCTGAATCGTAAGGCTTTGACCTTTGGTGTAGTCCCGAATGGTGATATCAGGGATCTGACGGATGATAACCTTATCACCCATGTCCTTGATTTCGCCCTCATAGTCTGTGTTCGAGATATCCGCAAGCACACAGGCAGCGTAAAACTTGACCAGGAGATGAGTGCTCCAGATCTCCGGTACAAAGGTGCCTGAATACTGTGGGGTTCCCGCTGCTGCTCCTACTGGCATGATGAACCTCCTAAACCGTTAGCAGTTTATTCCAATGAGGGCGAAACAGGCGATATTCTATGCCGATTTTGCCCCCGTCCTCGACGCATGAAAGCCGCGTGTTACCTTCTCCCAATCGGCTTGAGTGATCCTCTTATGAATGAAATCATCCGTGGCTTTCGTTAGATCCTCAAGCGTGTAAGTCTTGGGAGCCATATTAACAGGTTCCCCCGATGATGCCCCCGGCGTCGGAGTAACAAGGTCGGCCTTCGGGTTAGCTGGCGGCTGCTCCGTTGGCTTCGCATGAGCACCCAATGTCCCTTTGTATGTCTTGAAGAATTGGGCTGCCGCTTGGGCGTTACCCTTGGCAACATGGCCGTTAAGCTTTTCTTGCCGGGTTTGTTCGTCCCATGCGGTGTCCTTTTCAGCAAGCCACGCTAAGAAACCAGCGTCATTGTTGTACTCTTGCCAGTCTGGCACCAATGCAGTCAGACCAGTCACGAATGCGTTAAATCCCTCCGCAACTCGGTCTTTCAAATGGCTATCGCGCTCATCCCTCAGAGTTTGAATCACGTCAGCCATCTTGTTCACTGTTTCCACCATGGCAATCATCTCATCACCGTATCCCTCGAATTCCTCCTTCTTCATTTTGCTGAATCCGGTAGAAGTCTTCGGAGCCTGTGGCGTCTCTTGCGGGGGTATCTCGTCTGGCTCCTTCGCTCTTCCCGGAGCCTGAGCCGCCGATCTCTCAACAAGAAGCGTGTTGAGATTCGTGATCGTTCGTTCTTGGTCATCGAGTCTCCGCTTGAAAGCGGATATCTCGTTGTTGTATTTTCCCTGTAGCACGTTGTATTTGTGCTCGAAACTGTCCGGCTGTGGCGCGGGGGCCGGTGCCGGTGTCGCCCCTGCCGGGTTTGAAGCCGGTGGTGTGGGGTTTCCGTGGGGAGAGTCAACGATCACATTTGAAATCGGTGTGGCCTTCGCAAGATCCCCAATCATGGTGTTTACCTTCTCTAACTGCGCCTGTACTTGACTTGGTAATGCCATTTTGTGTTCCTCCAGCCGTTTCCGGTCTTGGATGTCGGCTTAGGAGCTTCCTTCTGGAAGTATTCCTAAGTCCGTAAACTCCTAGCCCCATTAGAGCCCATGGGGACTCTGATCTGCATCGGGGCGTTAGTCCTTATGCAATAGTGTACCTGTCCCACAATGACTATGTTTCCCTGCATCTTTCGAATGCTGTATGGGTTTGAGACGAAGTACACGATGTCACCGTTGTAATAGATATACATGCCCGACTTCCAACCGTCCTTTTCGACGTTTAGCTCTTTCGGGCCTCTTTCCTCTGTTCGGATATCATTCCTTTCATTGAGTTCCCGCTCAAGGTCGGCCTGGAATGTATTCACGTTTCTGGCTATTGCCTCCAGGCTCCCGTACTTNATGAATGTCATAACGCCTATCTTCTTCATACATGCGCCCCACGCGAGAAATTTGGCACGTGCGGCTTGCTGCAACGTTCCAAATCTCAACTCTTTTGACTCGTTGAGGATTGCCTCATGGTTGGCATCATCGTACTTCTTCAACTCGCCAAGAGTCATACTCTCGCGTCTCGGATTAGTCTTGAAAGATCCCCTCACGCTGTACTTTGGAACATGACGGAACCTATCGACCATTTCCTTTATGTTAATTGGCCGGGCTCTGTCCATGTTCCACTCCATCGAATTCAGCGTTTACGGGTTCGATTGGCACAATCAGGCCCACGGCCTTAACCAAGAATCTTGGGTTAGGCTTTGGCCTCTTGATCTCGTACACTTGCATGACAATGCCGTTTAACTCAAACTGAAAGCCCTCTTTGAACGGCACCTTGAAATCTGAAGGCATCGGAATAACTTTAGTCTGCATGATTCTTTTCCCCCTTTTCCATGTGATAGGCTTGGATGACTCCAAGCCAGAAAACGCCAAGCATTGCCGTGGTTCCGATATGGAAAGGGAAGTTGAAAAAGGACTGGACAAGGAGAATCGTCAAAGCTGTATAGTGAAGAATATTCTTCTCTCTGAAGTTCCGATACATCGAGATGATGTACCCGACAGACAGGACAATGAAGCCTATCCCCATTTCGAACAGCATTTGGACGAACTCATTGTGTGCTTGGTGCCACGAAGCGATAGAGGTAACACCCGGTATGTAAACGGGGTACTCCATCATCTCTACCCAGTTTCCAAGTCCAAAGCCCGTAAAGATCCGGTTGTTAAACCAGATCTTGAGCCCCCACTTCCACACTTCCCAACGTTCGTAACCAGGGGAGTCTATGAAAAAACCGTAGCCAAGAACGGCCACTATCGTAATGGCCAATGAAGGCCAGATCTTCCCTTTTATAAATCCATAGAAAACGATCCCTGCGCCAAGGGATATGATCCCTAACGAGGTTCGCGCTAGACACATAGCTATTACCACGGGCACTAGGCCGAATTTCCATTGTCCCCGCCAGAAGGCTGGAGCGCACAGGGCAAGAACACCCGCCAGTGTGTTGCGATTATCCATGAGCCCGGTGATGTCCCTCTCGTATCCCTTGAGAGGGTGAAGCAAGATCCAGATGCCGAAATACTGCATGAATCCCCATGCCGCATGGACAAGCGCGACAATGCAAATCGCGTTGTAGACCGTGCTTTCCCAACGTCGTTTCATGATAAACGACACTGACAAGAAGAACGCCGCGCCGAACAGTATTTGCTGAAAGGCCAAATAGCTGTCTTGGGTGTAATAGGGATAGGTCCGCGAGAAAGCCCCAAGCGCAATGAACAAGGCCCACCACATATTGACGCGCCACATGAACACGGCAAAGGTGAGCGCCGCCGCCGTCTCGAACAGGTACAGGAGTTCGAGACGCAATGCGTCAGCAGGGAAGCGGGTTATCCCCGCGAGGAGCAAGATCCCCGCGAGGATGTAGACCCTAATTCGAGGAAGTGTAAACAAAAGTCACCCCCCTGACGTGGAGAGAAGCCGAGCCCGTACAGTCGAGCGCACCGGCCCCAGCCGTTTCGGCTTTCCACAGCCTGAGCGTGATCCACTTGGCCGAAGTTAAAGAACTGAAGTCAGTGGACACAGTTAAAGTCATCAGGTAAGGCGTCGCTCCAGCGGTGTTATCACTGGCTTGCCTCACGTATGACTGATTCGTAAACGCGGAATCCACAGCCGATCCACTACCGTTCACCAAGACTCCGAAATCAAGACATGGGGGAGTGCTGTAAAGAGCCCCATAGCTCAACGACGTGAGAACCTTAAAAGATCCCCCCGACAAATAATCATCCGGAACCTTGAACGTGGTAGTGACTGCGCTGTATCCCGCGTCTGCAAAGGATAAGACGTTTGTGTTTCCCGTGGCTAAGATACTGACCCCGCCAACTGCTACAATCGTTGGAAGAGTGTATCCCAATGTGCCGATAGTCTCTTGAGTCGATCCCCCCTCAATGTAGAAGTTCGAAATGGGGATTTGGACTTCCCTAGTTGCGCTTGATCTCATGCCCGTCGCTGTCCAGTAGGTTGCTGTGCCCTTCGGGGAAATGGACGTAACGTAAAGCTTTGTCACGTCCAAACTCTCATATCGGGCGGCAAAGGCCACTGTTGCGATAATCAGAACAATGAGCAAGGCAGCAATAGGGTGCTTCATAAGCTTGTTGAAGAACTTCATGTTGCCCTCCTTAATGGGTTCTCTTGGGTTTCATTTCTTCGCGCCGTCTGTCGAACTCCTGACGAAGAAACTCCCTCTCAGTTAAGTGTAAGAAATCGTCGATCAGACAAAGAGCCCCTATCGCACGTTCTATCTTGTCTGTGCTCTTTATCTCCTCGATTATGCCTATACGCGCTTCAATGAGCATGACCCGGAATTTTTCCATAAACTCGGTATCCTGAAAATCCACGAGCTTGACTAACACAGCCGGATCAAGCTTGTCTAAGTCTGGAATGTACCTCATGCCGCCATCCTCGTTTCTTCGCCTGGCACATTACCGGCAGGGCCGGTTTCCTGTGCCCCTGCCCCTGGAGGATTGATCGCGCCGCGTCGCGGGGGACCGCCCGGCGCTACCGCTCTCGGTGGGGGTGTTGGGGTTTGATTCATCGCTGCTTCCATGTCATCGTCTGAGGGAACAATGTCCTGTGGCAGCTTGAGGGACTTTGCCACTTCTCGCAATACGGTAGCCCGGCCCCTCGGTCCTACAATCGCCATATCTATCGGGTTATTGGTGAACTTGAGGAATTCCATGCGCCGCATTTGATAGGTTTCCTGCATGATCAGGTACTCAGAAGCCCTAGCAACCACACGGATATCCCCGGTTTTCAGTTCATCAACGTCAAAGAGCATGATGTTTGTCCAGTGCTCTTCGACTGCCGGGACGATAACGCCCGTGTCAATGTGACTGATAACGCCCTTCAGGCTCTTGCTCGCCGCGTTCATGAGCATGGAGAGCCCTGAAGCCGTGGAGCCCGCGCCTCCTACTTTCTCATTTCCGTAGATGTAGGCCGGGATTCCCGCCTGTTCACTCGCCTGATCGAAGAAATACTGAAACACGGTCAGTAGGGCCTGAAGATTCATGTCGGGCTGATAGAAGTTCAAGGCTGGCCGTCCGTGTCCGAACTTATCATCTTTGGTCTTCCAGATCTTCCAAGGCCAAATCTTCTCCGAGTCTTCGCCTGGAGCAAGGCGATCCTTGTTGGCCTCGACCTGGGGGCCTGACGCGATACCGGCGTTGTTCACGATAGCGCGGGCAAGGCCGTTACAGATCCGCTGCACGTCCCTCATGAGTTGGGGAGGCCCTTTTCCCCAAATACTGTCGTTGTGGATTTCGTAGCTGGCTGAGTAATAGGGCTTTCTGCCAAGAGGGTGAGGATTAAGCCGCGAGCAGATGATGTACCGGCCTATCTTGTACGCCTCTATCTGATAATCGTCGTAGGGGTTAGGGATAAGCTCCTTCTTCATGCCCCATTCCAGGAGCATGGTGCCTTGTGCTGAGCCCCAAAACCGGATACAGTCAATCGGGGGATCGGGATCTTGCCAGTCGGTATCTCTGTTCTCAAGATCAGCCCTCTCTTGATCGATAGCCAGCCAGTTGGTGTACCCCTTCTCCCCGTAGTCATGAAGAGCCATGTCGATCATGGTTTCATTAAACCCTGCCACTCCCCTCATGGCCTGGAGATCTGCCCTTCTGAATCTCAGGCGCTCAAATAGATAGCCATCCTGGAGGTTCTTGGAGCTTGGAGCAGGGTAGATATCGAAAGGCGAAACGCGCCGGTATTCTCGAACATACGCGAAGCCTATTTGTGGTATCCACTTTTCCCCTACTTTATTCCATGCCAGGGTCTTCCGGCGTTTGATCTCAGGCCCGGCCATGAACGCCGTGGGGAAGGTAACAATATCGTCGATGAACTCGGATAGGGCTTGGTAGAAGTTCCCCTGCCTGAATTCGTCTTCAACCTTCAGTTCGAACCTCTGTGTTGCCTGTCGCGCTCGGATCTCAACTTCCTTGCGGACCTTCTGCATGAGTTCTTCAAGCCTGTCCGCGATCTGTTGCGGGGTGATAGCCTCTATCCCTTGAGACATCATCATGATCGCGGCTTCCTGTGTTACTTCAGTTTGGATCTTGACAAGCTCGTCTTCCGGAAGCTCAGGGAGAGGAGTTGGCTCTATGCTCCATGGTTTGTCGCCTGGAGGAATGAGCACGTCCCGAATCCACGCGGCAGCGGCCCGGCACTTCACGTTTGTGAGCATCATGAAGACTTCGGAGCCGCCCTGCTTCTTGATCTCTGCCAGAATGTTGGGATCGTATTCACCGTTTCGCTGGCGACGGCATTGCAACAGCAAATCCTCTATCGCGTTGGTCTGCTTGGCGTCATAGGCAGCTTGCCACAGCTTGTTTATGTGGGAAGAGAGCCGGGAAATCTCCGGCTTGTTCATGTTATCTTCGGCCTTGCGCTGTAACTCTCTCTCGCTCTCCATCTTCTGAAGGCCGCTGGGGGAAATGACTCTCAACATGCCGCGCTTTCCGGTCATGATGTTCGGGTTTATCGCTGCGCTGGCTACCATTTCAGGCTCCTACGTCCATGCGTCCGCGCTCGGCGCTACTTTTCGTTTCAGGAGAAGCTCGTCAATAACGGGGCTATCGAACTTCTGGAAACCGGCCAAGAGATAGCGCAAAGCTTTGAAAGCATAAAAGGGTTTGAAATCACTCGTTTCAGTGGTCATTTCCCTTATCTGTTTCATGATCGTGGTTGCAACGTTCTTCGGAATATCGAGGAGTTGCCCACGGAAGTATTCCTGGATCAGAACTATCCCGTAGGGTTCGTCTTCAGCCGCGATAGCCGGGGCAAGGTCAACGTTGAGGTTTTTCGTGTTGATGTAATCGTAAAGATCGGTATAGAACCCCTGCCAGCCCCGTGCATCAAAGCTTCCCCGGTCTGCATAGATCGTGTGAGCCCTGAATTTAGAGGCCGCGCTCGTTACTGACTCCATGAGCGGAGAAGCGAATACGCTCTCTCCTTCGTCAAGGAATATGAGCGGGCTCCGGCCTAACGGATTCTTCTTGAAGAGCTTTCCGAACACGCACCAATAACCTGGTTGCGCACCGTCCGGCCAGCTTACTGCCGCCCTGATCTCGGTCAGAGGTACGCTGATTGTCGCGCCCGCGTCAGTGACGCCACGCCCGATGTACCAGGTTCCGAATGGTTGGCAATAGAGGAACTTTCTCATTCTTCGTCTTCCTCATCAAGTGGGACCATGCGACCCTCCAGGTACTCAATACATTGGCCTTTGACAATCTCACAAACTGCAATGGCCTCTGAGTTGATGATACCGGCCTTTCGCCAGTATGGGATAAACGAGTTATCTTTCGTGTCGAGGCCTATCAGGAGTATCCTATCCGGAAACTTACCCGCCTTGATCTCCTGGATAGCCTTTTCGAGTAGCTGTATGCCTGTCCATGACATACAGTCCTTCGTCTTCTCGACAATAGGCACAACTTTCAAGCTCATTTGCATTTACCCTTGGTTATAGAGCGCAGTTGGCAGTAGGCAGTCTCTGCAGAAGTACACTGCTACCGAACAGCAATCATGCAGCCATAGATTCCCTTTACCTTTGTTTTTATGTAAATCACACACATACGGACCTTTGTCATTGTCCATCCCTTCATGGGCAACAAAGCCTATGCGTGAAATTCCTCCACACGCCATACATTTTGTGGTTTTAGGGAATTTCTTCTGCCAACTCTTTCCTAATCCGTTTTCACCTATTGTAGTTCTCATTCTTCACCCCTCTTGATGTCACGATATAGATAGACTTACATGAGTCGCAACGACCCTCCCACGTCTTCCGTTTTGGAGGATCGGGGAGTTTAACCCGACGCCCACAACATGACAGAAACGGTTTATGAATGATCTTGTAGCTCATTGGGCCTCCGGGAACAGCCAGCGCGGGCCGGTCTGTCGAGCTATCGCCTCATAATTGAACGCGTGTCGGTAGTGATCTTCGCCGCTTCCAAGGGACACGTAGACGTACCGGGGTTGCTTCGTTTTCTCGGTTTCGTCCGGCATCTCCAGGCGTTTGGCTATGTTGTTGCAATGCTTCGCAAAGAGATAAACNTCGATATCCTGGCGCGGGAGGGATATCTGCATGTTCGAAATCTCCTGGTGGGANGCGTCCAGGGATTCGGTCCTGTTGACCGTGACCGTCTTATTGCTCTCGTCCCACGCATACGCGCCTTTCTGAGTCTCGGAGTAATAGCAGAGCCAGACACGTCCGGGGAATGCGTCGGCAAGGGCTCTCGCGTCTCTGGTTTCAGGCAGCGCGTCAACCACACAACGGCTAACGCGATAGGCTTTCATGAGAAAGGCGATGTCCTGCCAGTCCTTGAATCGGCCTATCTTGACGATCTGAGCCTTGAGCTTCTTCGTTGGATCGGGTTTCGAGATGACCGCGTGATGCACTCCCCCCTGATCAACACCCATGAAGCATGGGGTTTCCTCACTGTCGCTCATCTTGTAGTCTTGACAAAGGGCCAACACCTGTTGGATGGATAGCCGGTGAGTGGCCTCGACGTATTCCTTGCCCACAACGAGATTCATGAAGTCCTGCATGTTGGTTGTGGTCCGGTATTGGTCTAAAACCTCCCTCGGAGTGACATAATGGCTGAAGAGCTGCGAGTAATGGTATCCCCGTCTATCCGTGACCTTGGGATACTTGGCGACCCATTCTCCAACGTCGGGGTTGAGGACGGCATCCCGGCAAGCTTGGCACAGGCGAACGACATCGCCGTTAGACCGTTCCTCCAGGCACTTCGGGAAAGTATCTTCCATGCACGTGTAGCTGTTGCATTTCGGGCACTTGAGCATCCAATAACGCTGATCTGTGGTCCTGAACTCTTTATTGATCCCGAAGTCCGGCAGAGTCGGGTTTGATAGCATGAGCACATGCTTGAACTCGCTGTGGGCCATACGCTGCATGGCCATGGTGATGTTCTGCTGAGGGGCCTCATCTAGTTCGTCGAACACGATGAAGTCAACCGGGACAGACTTCAGGGATATCCTCGATTGCATACCACGGAGATAGAGGAAGGCGTTATGAATGCGCTTGATGTTGGCCGCGTCAGTCTCGGAAATCCAGGAGCCGATAGTGTCCGGGTTATCGTCGATCAGGGGTGAAACCCGGCCTTTCGAAAACTCGGTTACGTCTGTCTTGGACGGAAAGAGATAGAGAATGCCGCGATAGTTCTCAAAGCGGGCAAGGTATGCTACCTTGATAATGGCCTTGCTGGTAAGTCCTAGTTGTGCTGCTTTCTGCTCTACGAGATAGGGATGATCGTCGCTGTAAGGTTGCCTGAGATACTCATGATAGCGCCATGTGAACGGATGCCCGTCGAGCGTGAGTTTCGTTACCCACTGCTCGAAGTGCGGGGCTTCCTTGTCGAACGGATCTCCGAAGCGGTTAATTATTCGGCTTACGAAATCGTTCGAGTGTTGGATCAAGTTTAAGGGTTCTTGTGAATTTGTCCCGCGCATCAGGGTCTAGCTCCTCCAGGAGCATCATGACTCGATCTTGCCACTCAAGTAAGTTCTTCAAGGCCATAATGCGCTCCAAGACAACCGACATTGCTTGTATCAACTGTCGAGCTTCGGCTACGCCTTTCAGGCGCGTTTCCATGGGGGCCGGGAGTATCATAACCTTCCCATCGGCCATTTCTACAGGCTCCCCGTTCTCCATTTTGTCTATGTATCCCTTGACTTTATCGAAGAGAAGGAGGAGTTCGCTGATCGCGTCGATAGCCTTTCCGTGGATGGACATCAACTGTACGCGCTGTTCCGGGCTCGGTGTCCCCGTGAGGCAGGGGAGTCCTGTCTTGATCTTCTTTTTCGCTCTCGTTATCGAGGAGGAGTGAACCCCAAGGGCCTTGGCTATGTGCTTCTGATCCAAGCCCTCACGAAGAAGCTCTTCAAGGACAAACAGGTTGATCTTAGTTGGTGCTCTCGCTGGCATTTGCCACCTATTGCGTCAGTTGCGGCAATTCTCACAACCCGTTGCATTAATGTCAAGGATTTTCTTTTGGCAATAAAAAACCCGGTCCAGTGGACGGGGCTGAACCGGGCTTACCTTAACGTATCGGGCAAGGAGCCCGAAGGTGGGGTTAAGGTATTCACAAAAGCATGGAACGCAACTCTTCAGTGAGTTGTCGGATCATGATCGTATTTTCATCAAGTAATTTAGGAGCCGATTCATAAACCATTAGGAATGTGTCCGATGCTTCAGGGCTTTTCCCTACTGTGGGCTCTGTTTGGCCTTTTAACTCCATAACAAGCCTTCCCAATTCCCCAACGGCTACAGACATTCTCCTAACTGATCCCATGAGAATGCTCGCTTTGCTTTGCTGTCCTGGTGTTGATGCTGTGTTCATTCCCATCGTTTGCATTTAGTTTCCCCCCTTTCTTCGAATTTCATCTAAGTTGGGAGCGGGGACGGGACTCGAACCCGTGTTTTTCAGGTTATGGGCCTGACGAGATACCGCTTCTCTACCCCGCGTCATTTCCTCTTCCTGGCCTGTCTTTGTTCGTCCGGGGCGGGAGGCACCCGCGTCCTAAGTATCTGATTAGCCCTATCGATCTGACTAATAAGCGGGTCGTCCCCGGCGAGCGCCGCCATGATCATAACTGCCTGTTCGACAAGATCCGACGATGTTGTTTTTAACTCCCTCGCATGGAAGGCCAGCCATTGTCGGATATTCTTGTCGAGATAGAGATTTACACATACCTTGTCGGCCAACGTTAGGGCTTTCTCATGTTGATAGGTGCCTTGGGAGGCGTATAGAACTCAAAGCCGAACGTCTGACCAGCAGACACGGCCAACGGATCAGAACTCCAGGCGATAGCGGAAACGGATCTCCCGGTTTCAACCCCGCCCGTCTTTATGATCCNGACTGCNTGAANCCCGACACGATACTTNCCNTCGTTNGCAAANGTNATCGTGTAAGTNGGCGTTACAATGTCCGTCGCGTTAGCCTTCGTCTCGACCGCCGTGGCCTCGTTCTTGATGAAGACGTTGTAAGCCATGGCGTCAGTCGCGGGCACTGGCAAGCCGTTCGTCATTGTCGTTACAGCGTCCCATTCAAGAGTCCCCTGATTCGTGGGATAGAACACATCAGCCGCCCATGCAAGCACGGCCAGCCCTAGGATAAGAACCGCGATCCCCGCTACCATGAAACTGTTTTGCTTAACTTTACTAATCACATGCGTCCCTCCTTGTGTTGGTGTGGTTTTTCAGTGGCGTGTGCCCGTCTTCAGTGTAATCTCAGTGCCTCTCTCTTTCCGAAAAACATCCTTGGAAGTCGGTAAGACTCCGTCATTGTCAAGCTGCTTGAATGTGGTATTGATTCCTGCTCTTTCTGAGTGATCACTGATTCGCTACTCCTAGCACGATTGCCGCTCGCTAGACGAGCACACGTCCTCCGAATCGTATGATGACCACGGTTCTACACGTCTTCGAGTGGCATGTCAAGCAATTTCGCTGCTGCCTCTCGATTTATTTCAGGGTTGTCCGCAATCTCCCGGCAGAGACAAGAGAACACATCACGCAAGGCCAGTTCGTAGCCCTTTCGCATGAGGTAGCCGCTAATCTGCGTCCTTAGATGCCCGTCAGGGATAGCTTTGACGTATTCCTCTGTAGTCATGGTCCAAATATTCTTAGGCCACGGCGATCCCTTCGGGAACCACGGGGGTAGTTTCAATTCATCCATGGCTCTTCTCCCATTCGATACACCTGGGGCAGATTGGATAACTCTTCCATCCCTCCAGCTTACGCCATTCCCAACCTGGCGCGAGTTCTCTCCTATCGTCGAGGCGGCAGTATGAGAAGAATACCTCGTATTAGTCCGGGGCCTGTCTGAATCTTTCCACGTTCAGCCTACAACGCGGGCCTTCGCACTTGATCTGCATGAATGTCATGAGTNCCCTCCTTTCGCTTCTTAAACCACGGCTCGAACCCCTCCAACGTCTTCATTCGTGGCCATGAGCCGGTGAACGTTATAGCTCTATCGTCTATCGTAACATGGGCCGGGGGCTTGCTGGCCATGAACTTTATCGACTTCATGAGTTGACAGCACGGGCACTCTGCTGGACAGTTATGAAAGGCGTCCTGTGGATCATCAGGGGCTTCCAGGTAATCGCAGACGTGATGCCAAAGCCACTTCCTCATTGCTCGCTTGGCGAACCAATACCGACAACGAGAAGAGTGGATAACAACGTCGAAATGCTTTATGGCCTCCAACAGAAACGCGATAGCGCCTGGAACCGGAGGATCAGGTATCACGCGGGGGCCTTTCCAGCCGCTTGTGTAGCTGTGGATAACACCGTCGAAGTCAAGACATAGGATCTTTTTCACTCAATTCCTCCTCAAATCGTAGTGAGTTGCCATCTCCCTTGCTTCATCGTCGCAAGGGTGAACCGAAACCAGGGGAAACACTTCTTCGCCGCGTGTAAGCGAACCCTGGCTGCCTCACGCATGAATCCCTTGACCTCTATAAACTCGAAATACTCCTTGGTCACAGATAGAAAGTCCGGCTTGTACCAAATCCTTTCACCTATCGATAGGCGCATGGGTTCATAGAGATAAGCGATAACCACACCACCAAGACGTGAGGGATCAAGG